CGTGCCAATTCCATTCCGCCGGTGCATTTTGTTGGCCGTTTTGCGGAAGAGTTTACGAGACCGCTTTCTGCTCAGTTTTCTGCGTCGCATGAGTGCTCCAAGATGATGATTTTCGGGGGTTTAGTTGGTGGGACCAACTGTGACAGTACAGGACAAGCTAGTGTACTGTCAATTCTCGCGTAAGTCGTTGATTTAGGCGGCCTCCGGCGGCTCCTTCGGAGTGGGTTTTTCGACCTCCTTCGGAGGCTCGATTTCGGCCTCCTGAGAGGCCTTTTCCGGGGCCTCCGGCTCCGGGATTGGGTCAGGTGTCGTTATGTGATCGATCCATGCTGCTGGATCGTTAGAGAACTCCTCACGGGTTTCTGATGGTAGGTCCGCGAATGCGGATGTTATTTCGGCGATATTTTGCATTGCTTCGCTGAAGTCTTGTGAGCTTGCGTAGCCGAATTTTTGTTGTGTTAGCCGATCGGCATTCGGGTCGATGCCGGTTTGAAGGAAGTGCGCAACGATTACGTTGACGTCGGCTGAATCTTTGAAGTGTTTTTGGACGAGAGACGGGCCAGAGAAGTCCTGGCTGAATCGTGGATATTTTCGTGCTCGTTTTGCCGTAGGCATATTTATTCCTGAGTGGTGATGGTCGTCCCGCGGAATTCTCCGCGTGGTCCGACTCGTGTCGTTTGACGTTTGCGTTTTTTGAGAGATCGGATGAAGACGTCGATCGGTCCGCGTAGCCAGGGCAGAATTTCTTTAGCGGCGACGAGCGCCGGGCCGATTGCGTCGTACAGAGCTGCCTCTGTTCCGATCATTACGTTTTTTCCGGATTGTCCGGTGGTTTGCGCGATCGTGTTCAGCGTTTCCGCTTCCACTTTTTTTACCTGCGCTAATTGGGTTTCGGTTTGTGCACCGATGTTGGCGGTTTGGGCGATTGACTGACGAATCGCTTGTTGTTGTGCGGCTAGGCTGACCGCGCTCGAGGCGCTTGCCATTATGCCTTTGCCGGTCATTGCTTTTGTGCTTTGCATTTTTGCCGTGGCGCCTGAAGGCGTGCTCGCTGGCGAGCCTAGAGCGAGGATACGATTAAGTCCGGCCGCTTCCAGGTCCGCTGCGCTTCTCTGATATGCGGTGGAGGACATTCGTTCCTGGAACGCTCTGTTTTCACGGGCTATGCGTTCGTTTGAACGGTTGGCGGCGGCTTGCCCTTTATCTCCGAACATGCCGCCGATTATGTTTCCGGCAATTGAGCCGAGAGGCCCAGCGAACTTTCCAAATCCAGATAGGAAAGAGCTGGAGCCTTGTCGGGATATTGGAGGTCCCGATAGTGGTTTCGGAGCCGGTGGAGCGACCACCGTTCCGATGTTGGGTCCGTAGTCTTCTGACATCAGAAGTGGTCGATTAGACCAGGTGTTGCGTACAGAGGTAACGGCCGAGCCGCACGAATTTTAAAGTAGACATCGAGAAGCATGTCTGGTTCGGACGGGACCGCTACTACGCGGTCGATGGGTGGATTGTCTTCGATGAATCCAACATTTAGTGACGGCAGTGTTGCGAAGTCCTGGGCAAGATGCCAGACGTCGAGTGAGGCGGTTGCCGCTGAGCGGAACTCGCCTGTTATTTGAGATTGTTTGAATCGATACTCGTCGTAGCGAGGCATGTAGCCGAATACATCGTCATCGATGGCCGAATCATTTGAGACGAAGAGTTCAGAATTTCTGATTATTTGTTCGCCCAGGTGGGACAGTGCAGGCCAATAGAAGTCGAACCTGGTTGCTCTGCTCCAGTAGCGTTCGAGGCCTTGTTGATAGGTAAGATCGGCTCGTACATTTACGAGTCCGATGATGTGTCCGTGCTCGGTGAACGACGACGTAAAGCCGTGATTCGATGCCGAGACGGTGCCGTAACCGGCTAAGTTTCCTTGAGGTGTTTTTGGGTCTTGGCCTTCGGCCTCGGGCACGGTTTGCTGAACCGGAGTGATATTGATCATTGTGGATCCGCCACCCAGGTAGAGTGGTCGTTGATGAACGAGGAGAGCGGGGTCGGTCACCCGGAAGTGTGATTTTAAGATTTCTGGATAGCGCGTTCCGCCTCGGGCGTCGCGCTCGAGAAGCTTTTGTATTTGAAACGATTCACGCAACGCGTTGATCGTGATGGAGGTCGCGGCCCGAAGGTCCGCGTAGAGGCTCGGGACGCCGGCAACGGCCGGGTCACCGAATTGTAGTTTGGTTGGGACACCTGAGTTTAAGTCCCAGTTATCTCCTCGCGTGTCGGTGTTACCGACGAGTACTTCCTGGCCGGATGCTATTCCGGCATTGGCGAGAATTGGAGCGGTGTCGCCTATCGGAACGACTACCTCATCGCCTTTTTGTGCGAACGGAAGAGCGGAGGTTATGTAATCGCGACGCTTGCGACGTCGCTTGATGCTGTAGTCAGCATTTGCATCTGGACCGTCCCCGATATTTTCGGGAACGTCCGCTACTAGGTTTTGGTCGCGGAACCAGAAGTTGTATATTTTGTTGTAGCAACGGAACGGGAGAGCCGACACATTTATGTCGTCAAAGATTGTTCCGGTAGGGACTCCCATGTAGTCCGAGAGGCCGCCGATACCGGACGGGCCGACGTTGCTCATTCTTGGAATTACGAAGTCGGTGCTGTCGTTTGGTGATGTTTGTTCGCCGTTGAAGCGAACCCAGTTCTCCCACACCTGACGGTAGGGAGTGAAGAAGAAGAATGTTTCAAGGTAGAGGTTATCGAGGATTGGTTTGATCGGGGTAGCGAGCCTCCCGAATAGGGAGGTCCGCAAATTTATTGTGTCCCCTGGTAGCACCTCGAGAGAGAGGATTGGAATTAGAAGTCCCGCGTCGAAGGTTGTCTTCAGACCGTGAGAAAGGTCGAAGGAGGAGCGGGGTATTTCAGCTCTCTTGGTCTGGGAAAATTGGTGGGTCTGACGCATTTTCGAATTCCTCATAAGAGCTGACGTGTTTGGGATTGAGGAATTCTACACCATTTCCGAGAGATTTTTTCACGCCGCTTTCCATATGCGCGTCATGGTCATCGAAGAAGCCCAGCTGAAACAGCGTGTAGTCGGATGGATGTTTCGAGAATTGATGGTCGTGAGAATTGATAGTGTCCGCGAAGGCCCGCGTCGCGATGCCTATCGTCGGTGAGAAGAACGGCGGAAGAAATACCTCCGCCTTTTCGTCGAAGATTGTGAAGAGGTGATGTTTCATATTGCGTCCCTTTTTAGTCGTTTGGTTTTTGCTTGTAAGCACTGCAAACGGGCCGATAATCGCCCAGGTTCATTGTTGGGGTTGGCTCTGGCTTTTTCAATCCGAAGCGCCTTGAGCTGCTCGTAAAGTTCGGGATCTTCTCTCTCAAGTAATCTTCGATAGTAAGATGGGACCGCAGTCTGGCGACCGTCAGGAAGGACGGCGTAATCGTGCGGGAATAAGTCCATTTTGAATTTTGCATACCAGCGTTCTCCGATTCCGGGTTTAAGGGACATGAGTATATATTCGTTGTGGCGTGCCGACATTTCGCCCGTTTCCGGGTCGATGATTACATAGCGTTTAAAGAGTTCGTCGGGATCGCCTTGTTGTTTTTTTACGATGTAGCGGGCGACGTAGCCCGCTGATTTGAAGGTTACGGCGCTGATTTCACAAGCGCCATGTTTCCAGGTCTCGTCAAGAAACTGAGATGTGTAAACGCGGTTCCCTTTTCTTATGTTGACTAGCTTTTGATCGCTGAAGCGAAAGCCGAAAAGGAGTGCGTGGTAGTGCGGTCGATAGGTCTTTTCGCCGTACTCGCCGCACATGAAGTATCGTATTTTTTGTTTGGTTTTTTTTCGCAGTGAGCGAATGAATTTTTGAAAATCTATTTTCCTGAGATTGCCGAATGGCGGCAGGTTTTCGTCCGCGTAGGTGAGCGTGATGAAGCAATTGTTGAGGCCATTGTCGTAGAGCGATGCCTCGTGTATGCATCGCAAGGCCCATTCTTTAGCGTGCTCGAGTCGACAGCCGAGACATTGCCCGCAGGGCAGTTCGATTTTTCTCGGATTGAATTGTGCGTGAGGTTGGCTGAAATGGATTCCGCCTCCGCTTGTGTGGTACGCGGTGAGAGGTGAATAGCAAGGCATGGTTTCACTTCCATTGTGCAGCTAGCGATGCCCAATATTAGGAGCGTGAGATAGGCCGTGATGAGAAACCACGGCCATGAATTTTCAGAGGGCAACGCCCCCCCTTGGGATCGTGCCAATTCCATTCCGCCGGTGCATTTTGTTGGCCGTTTTGCGGAAGAGTTTACGAGACCGCTTTCTGCTCAGTTTTCTGCGTCGCATGAGTGCTCCAAGATGATGATTTTCGGGGGTTTAGTTGGTGGGACCAACTGTGAC